GGAGGAGAGTGTAATACAGAACAGATTGAGCAGTGGTGCGACGAAGTTTACAACGAATTTCCACGTGAACTTCCGTTTGATCACTCGCTCAGGTTCGTCCCCGAAGGACGCTGCTTGATTGTGGGTAGATTGAATAAGAAGTGGGTTAGCTCACTTCCGCGCCGCACTGACATAGTGCCTTCGCCATTTTTCGACAAGATTTTCCCTCACACAACCGAACCGGCAATTCTTACAGACAATGATCCACGATCTCCAGGAGATATCGTTCAACGTGGACTCAACAAATTCGGAAAATACAACCCAAACGAACGACCCCGACCCATAATGAATGCAGTCATAGCTCATAAGGTGCGAGCATGGGAAAAGTATACATCAGTTTATAATGGTCCCTTACGAACACTCACACAAGATGAAGCAATCAACGGTATCCCCGGACAGCATTTCATTCCCCCCCTACGCATGGACACATCACCCGGATTTCCCTACGTTAAACTACGACCTTCCGGAGCCAAAGGAAGATCCTTTCTGTTTGAAGAGACAGGAATAAGATCTGATGGCTCAATTCTCTACACACCCAAACCCTTTCTACAACGACATCTCGACGAAATATGGGACGGATTGAAGCGAGGCGAGATACTACATAACTACTTTGTGGACACTTTAAAAGATGAACGTCGAAGTATAGCCAGACTGTACAAGACACGATTTTTCAATATCCATAATGTAGCGTGGTTGATCACCCATCGCCGACTATACGCCGCCATGCAAGCATTCAAAATGACCATCGGATTTAAGGAAGGATATGCACTCGGACTCGACATGCACGGAACAGACCCAACAGCACTCATGATCCATCTACAACAGAAAGGAACTAAGTACTTGCCAGAAGATTTTGGTGAATGGGATGGAAATGTGAAAGCAAGTGACATCCATGACAAGTACGAGGTCGACAACCAATTCATGACGTTCCACGAAGAAGACAACGACAATAATATCCGACGAGAATGGTCAGTGTGGAGTGTGACCGATCGCATACACATCATTGAAGACACTGTTTACAGAGTATTCCAAGGAGAACCCTCAGGCCGAGGCTGCACATCTGATACTAATTCTGGAGTACACGATATTCTGAATTACGCTAATTGGATCGAGCTGATGATCGCTGGAGGCAAACCTGAAGATGCCAACTGTGAAGCAAAAGACCGCGAGACCGCAGAAGCTGTATGCGGAGATGATGGAGGAGGAACAGTGAGTGACGCATACGCCCCAATTTACAACATGTTCAATCGCACCAAAATTTTCACTCACTACGGCTACAATTGCACAGCACCAACAAAAGACGGGACAACTACGGCGCCATACGTAGATGTCCAAGACTTCTCTTTTCTCAAATGCACATTTAGAAGAGATGAGTTTTATTACGGCATATGGCACATGGAAATGGCACCGAAAGTCATTCGAGAATTGACGAATTGGGTCACCATCAATGGAGACCCACATGAGTTATTTTATGACAATCTTGAGGATGCCTTACGATTCGCACATGGACACGGACCCAATTTCTACAAACAATTCCAAACAGAAGTGAATACTGTTTTAAAACAAAATTCACAACCTCAAATTACAACATCGTATGAATCACTACGAAGCGAATTTCTCGCCAAGTTTGATAAATGCGAATGAGGTTGAGTTGACGAATACACCCCTAATATTATCTTTATCGACAAATCATTAACCCGACCGACTCTTTATTCTAATCGATTTCCCCTTATTTACTATCTATATAGTCGAAATTTGTTCTCTAAAGGATGCAGTAACCTGAATATTTCTCAACCAAGATTCAG